CCGCGCTTCCAGTTCATCAGACGGAAAAGCTTTAACCATTTTGACAATGTTAGCATGTTCCAAATGTCCTCTCACCCCGTGTATTTTGCAGGCGTCTTCAACTTCGGTTTCCACCATGTTGGCATACTCTCCGTCTATTTTTTCATTCATCCAGTCTTTAATCCACCCCGAATGAAATAAAGGGGTATATGTCCAGAAGATCACCATACCCATGCGCGCACGGGCCACGGTGGCCATAAATTTGTCTTTGGGCATCGGCTCATCTATCCACACCCAACCCAAATCAACCGACTCAAATTCAGTCAAAGCTTGTTCGTTGCTCATTAAATCAATCTCGAAGCCGGTGTTAGTGATAAACTTAGATTCGTAGTTTTTTCCTTCTTTGGCGGTGTTATAAGGAGCATCTGGTATTTTTTTTGCGTCATTGGCCGGAAACCATTTTTTAAGCTCTGGAATTATTTTCTCTTTAATAGTTGTCGGATCGGATATTATTCTGCCTTTTTTAAGATAAGGAAATTTTTGGAACAATGGCAAATCAAACCACTTAGATTGCGGACCATAACATATATTCGTTACTATGTTCGCCCCTACGGCCGTTTTGCCGACGGCGTTGGCGCCGACAAACATATTGATAAAAGTCTTGCCTTCGCCAATCATTTTAATAAATTTCTCAGCTTTAAGGTTGGGATTATAATATTTGGCCGCTTCTCGTTTATCCTTGGTCTCCAAGTATTCCACCGCCTCCGCCGTTTCTTGTAATTCTTCCAATGATAAATTCGACAATCTCTCCCTTAGAGTATCTAGCGAACTTATGTTTAAATGGGTCTTCTCCATATTTTTGTTTTAATTCATAGGCCATTTGCAAGGCTTTGGCCCGGGCGGTGTTATCGGGAATTGAGAAATAGGCTCTTTTTCCTCCGCTATTATTTTTTATAATCTTCATCACTTTAAAACCAAATTCGGCGAATGTTTCTGAAATTTTCTCATCAGTCATTTTTGTCGGAAAAATATAATGGTCTATGCTTTGGGCGTCTAATAATTCCCCGTGAATTCTGCTTAATTTTTCGTCCGGTAAATATTCTTCCATCAAATCTTGCCAAGTCTTTGTTTTTGTTAAACTTCCTGATTTAATGTAACCTTCTTTGTATCCTAATTTCCTCGCCTCTGACGAAATTGTTTTACCCGTATTTTCAAGTAAAGCTACAATAATTTTTTTTTGTCTCATTCTTGTTATTTCATATCCAGAATTTCTCCTTTTGGCTTTTCCTACTTTAACTTTAACCATTTTAATATTCTCTTTATTCCTGTCGGCCTTTCTTCTTTTTTCTGGATGGCTTTTTGTAAAACGCTTATGTGATGCCTTATCCATTCATTCCAACCTCGATGTTTATCCAATTCTTCAGCGCCACGCGGAGTCATTATGTTTTGGATGTTGAGATATTCTTGTCCGTCTTTTAAGGCAATGATTTTTAAAATTTCATATTCTTTTTTTTGAATTGATTCCACAATAAAATCGTAACCTTGAATAAGATATCGGGCATTTTCTATTAAGTTTTTTTTAATTTCTTCCGTAATCATTTTTGTTTAACGCTTGCTTGATCCCCCTATAACCGGCCAGCGAAAGTATAATGTTGTCGCACCCTCACTAACCCGCATTATTCGACTTTAAGGGAATCAAGCAAAGGCTAAACTCTTTTAATTATACATTTTTTTAAAATTTTCAACAACTTTTTGGGCTATTTCTTTGTCTTGAGAATCGCCGGCTTTATCAAAAACATACAAAACATAAGCAAGCATATCTTGTGCGCTTTTTGAGGGCTTGTCTTGAACGGCCACATCCGGCGCCAAATTTTTAAATTCAATATTATCAAGCGCGTATTCCCCGCCTATATAATTTACATTAAAGTTTTCCAGATTAAGGTTGAGTCTTTTTATTCCTTCTTTTGCCCCTTCAATGGCAACAGATGGCAAATAAGAAGCGGAAAGAGTTAATAATATCTTATTCTTCAAGTTAGTCGTTGAAGCCAAGACTTTATCTACTGAAACAATTCCGTAAATTTTTAATTTTGCGGTTATTTCTGTTGGAAGTGAAATTTTGTTTTCCATTTTTGATTTTCTTCTTTACCTATTGATCTTCCGACTGAAAATCCAAAGAAGAATATTGTGGCTATAAAAATAATATTAAAAGTTAGCATTGTTTTAAATTCTACTCTCTTCGGCAAAAATTGCTCTGCCGATCAAATACCAAAAAGCAAACATCGGTATTGCGACAGGTAAAAGAATAATTGCCAAAATTATCCTTAATGTATTTTTCATAAATTTAATAATGACCGTTAAAATGTTCAATTTCGTGGCTAAAAATGAAAGCCTTGAGTCCCACGCAGGTTTCGACCTTTTTCTTTAATCTGCCAAACCACCCGGGAACATAATAAATTACTTTAATTTTTCTATACCGTTTCACTTTCGCTGACTTGCGGTAGGGCATTGACATGCAAGCTTCCTTATTAAAAACTTCTTCCGCCTTTTCCAATATTACAGGATTTATAATAATCTTTTTTCTAAAATTCTTTTTAATTTGCGGATCTGTTTTATTGATTACAAAAAATGTTTTAGGATTTTCGGAAACTTGCGAGTGGGACAAGGCATAAGCTTGTTTCCAAACACCCTCCTTGAAATCATTTTTCTCTATCAATTCTATCATATCCAGAGCATCCTGTCTAATCTCTTTTAAGTTTTTGACAACTGTGGATATCTTTTTATGTGGTGGTATTATAATTTTCATATTTTCTGATAATTACATTTTACACACTCCCAAATCTTTTTCTCGGCGTTCCAAATAATCTACCCAACTTCTTTTTTACAATTCTCGCAAAATTCTTTCAAAGGCGGAATAAATTGCGAAAAGTAAGTGTCAAACTCCCACTTAATATCATCGGAATATCCTCTGAACATCCTTTGGAAACCAAATTTTACTTCTCGTATTATGTTTTTTATTGGTTTAATCATATTTTTATAAAAATTCCGATGATCACTAAAATTGTTATGTGAATTATCTGGTCAATGTTTGGCGAATACTGAATTTTGCATTTATAATAATCTTGTATCCAATGAACTAAACCGATTAAAAAACCAAATGGAACACCAACAACTAAGGCGGACAATCCTGCGTGAACGAAAGCGTGTGAAGTGAGATATGCGAACCATACTTTAACAGGTTTTGCTTTACTGTCTGGCGGAATAGGTTGATTTCTTTTGTTTTTATATTTTCCCATTTCAGATGTTTGTAGAGGATAATCTGCAATGAAGTGAGCGACCATCAACCAAAAAATTATTTCAATCATTTTATTTTTTTAATTTCAAATTACTTTTATAAAAGATATTTGGATGTTGAATTGAATCAACCCATTCTTTTTTAGGCGAAGTTGCCCCTTTGGTTGAATCGGCTCCAATAATCACTAAGTCAATGCCTGTTAAATCCAACATACTCATATCGCCAAGTAATGGCTCAAAACTAATGAACTTATAAATCTCTTTTGGTAATTGTTTGAGATAATTCAACCTTGCTTGATTAACCACATCTATTGTTACTCCACATTGCACATTTTTAAGAAATAACGGCGACTCTGGATTAGTCAAACATTTAAATTCCAAATACCGTTTCGGATTTTTGGTTAGCAATTGGAATGTGTGTCTCGGATTATCCCGAATGGTTGCAAATACAGCTTCAATCCAAAAGTCTTTCACCCAATCGCCGAACATATCAGCCATTGAGCAGACGAAAATCTTGCTCGGTTTATTTGGCATTTTATCTTTCAATCTTTTGGGAAAAAATTCAGGCTTATTCCAATCGGGAATAAATTTAAATCTGTCGTTCAATCTTTCAGCATAGCAATAACTACACCCGCGCTTGCAGCCAACAACTGGATTCCACGTCGTATCACACCATTCTATTTTCGTTTTAGTGTTCATTTTTTAAAAAAGATTGCAAACTTTCCAAGTAACCCAACAAAGCGGTAACTGCAAATCTATCGGCTTGTGTGTTGTTTTCTTTTGTGAATATCGCTGTTTTTTTAACATTGTCAATATAAACTTTCAATCCCTCAATCCATTCTATTGGCAATTCTATTGTTTGTTTTTTCATTTTTTAAATTTATTTTAATAATGTTTCGCACTTATAAAAGGGTTAAATTAACTGCTTTATTGTTTCGCCACATTTTTCGCAAACAACATAAGCAATTTTTTGATAAAAATATCCTGTGTTTCCCGCGCCTTGATTAGTCTGTTCCGTATCAATGCGAGATAAGGTGAATAAGTGTCTACATCCCTCTTGTTTTCTTTCTTCCAAATCGGGGTTAATTTTTATTTCTTCTTTCATATATTTATTTTATTTTAACTCTGAAATTAAAAAACTTATAATAAAAAGAACTATTATCACTAATGATACCTCCATTGTTACTCGTATAAAGCCTTTTTGAAATGGTGTCATAAATTTTTATTTTTCAATATCGCCTCTCCCCAAAAAACTATTTGTCGCAATTCGTCTTCGGTAACAGCATACATTTGGTTGATTGGAGTGTTGGTTATTTCAATTAAATAACCACGACTAGATTGTCTTATATTTACTTTTGATTTTTCTTTTTTCATTTTATTTTATTTATTTAATAATTCGGGTGAGATGGATTTGCACCATCCTAATTGTGGACATTGAGGCGTTTCTGCCCTTAATACAATGTGGTCATTCTCGCCTACCACTAGGTAACTATTCCCCTTTTTCACCCGATATAAGAGCGAATTCTAGGCTTCGCTCACGCCTTTTCAAAGAACTAAATTTTACTTTCTAGGAAGAAGTTGCAGTTGAATAACTTTTACCACCCCTTTCTCGCTGATTTGCTTCAAGGAAAAATTCTGACATACCGCTTTGCCTATTCCAATATGCAAGCAGTAATTTACCGTCTTGTAATTATCAATGACTTCGTTTTTTTTCAAACAGAACGCTTTAGTTATCATTGACAACCGCCTTTCTCGCACTCGGGACATCTCACTCTTTCAATTTCAACTGCATTTTTTGCGACAAGCATTGAAATGTTGTGGCTTGTTTCTTTTGTTATCCCGATAAACTCGCCGTGCTTTTTTATTTTTCCGCAAAAACATTGTTTGATCATAGCCTTACCTTTAATCTGCATTTTTCCCTTCCTTTCTGTCGGTTAAAGTTCTACATAATTTTGTTTGTCAATAAGTCTTCAAGGCAAATTGGACAAAGGGTTATTTCTTTTCTTGGTTTGGCGTGAAAATACAGACAAAGTATTTCCGGTGTTGGAATTATCCAGTAAATCGGGGTAATTTTAAGCCGGTGGCAGTTGAAACAAATGTCGGTCGTATACTCGTCAAACATTTCAAAAAGGTCAAATTCTTTCAAAGTTCGGCGCTCCTTTCACAACGGCCATAATTCCATTAAGACAATCACTTCAATCTTGCAACTCGGCCAACCCTTAGAAGATTGACAACTTCGGCAAGTGTGATATTCAACGATGATTTTCCTTTTGCTCAAATAAAACTGACATTGCATTACAGCTCGGCGGACATCAAATTCTTGAATATCAAAAGTTTCGGGTTTCGGCAAAAAGTAGACAGTAAATATCTTTTCTTTCTCATTCATCACACCGGCCGCCGCTACCAAGTCCTGCTCTTTCATTTGGTCTTTTACGACTTGCGGAAATTCCAACTTATGCTCGGTTAAGAAATTGTCCAATGGCGTTGCATTCACTTTCGGAGCCAGCCAAAGAAGCAAAGTGAGAGCCAGAGCGAGAATAAGCCAATACAGATTATTATATGCTTCCGACAATAAGGCTTTCAAGCAAGTTTTCATTCCAACTGTAACTTTCATTTTTCTTTCTCCTTTCCTAAAAAAGTATGAAATAAAATACTGGATAGAGGCCATCACAGACAAGTAACCTGCACGACCTCTTTTCAGTATTTTATTTTTTGTGAAAGAACTAACAATCCTGTATCTATTATATCATAATTCTAATCTATTCTCTTGTATTTTTTGCCATTGATTTTTTTAAATTTGCTATTTTTTTCGCAATCAATTCTTTAATCATTATAATTAGTTCATCTGCTCCTTCGTATCTTTTCCACAAATAATGTCCCCTAATATCTTTTTCCCATTCTTCCATTTCTTCCATAATGATTTTAATTATTTTTAATTTTCCGACCTTTATCCCCTCCCCTCGCTGACACCTAAGGTTTATGAAGGTTATTTATTGCCTCTGGCAGACTTTGAGCGCCGAAATAATCTGCCAGCGGAGGGAAATGATAATTATTTTTTAAATTCTTCTTTATAAACGACATTCTTATACAACTTCCCTTTTGAAACTTCCAATAGTTAATTTTTTCATTGTTTTATTATTTCTTTTAGGCATTCAGCGCACAGATATTTATACCCGGTATGAATGATGTATTGTTTAGTTTTTTGGTATGTTCTTTGTTTGTCGTTGTATCTCCAAGCGAACCGGTATAGGTCTGTTAGGTTGCGCAGGTTGTGGCACGAATCGCAGAACGCTTTTTCTTTTTCAATCATATTTTTAATTAACTTATAATTTTTAAAAACTCGGCTCTATGCTTTCGGGATATTCGTATTCGGGTTTTTCTTGTTTTGTTTTCAAACTTGGAAATGGCGGTAAAATTATTTCTCCTTGCGTCCGCTCGCTGACTATCTTCGCAAAATTATCATACACAATTTCTATCTGTCCGAGTTTTTTTAATTCTGTCGTGCTTTTTGTTTTAAATAAAGCACTTTGCAAAAGCTTCCACATCCATTTCACATTTTCCACCGTTACTTCAATCGGCACATTATCTTTTACCAGTTGCCTCATCTCAATTCCTTTGTCCAGACATTCTTTTGCAATTTGAGCGAAAAGTAAATGTAAACTTCGGTTTTGCAAATGTGTCCGTTTTTCGGGCTGGATTTTGAAACTATGGACTTCCAAAAATTTCATCGCTTCTTCCGCTTTCTTAATCGCTTCTTTTTTTGAAAATGCTTTTACGGAGATGTCGGCATCCACGGCAATTTTATAAAGTTTTTCCATAAGTTTTTTTAAGATATAACATCATCAATTTATCATCTCGCTTGCAGTAGAAATTCGCTCTTAATTTCAATGCGTCAAATTTTTTCTTCCCCATTTTTTCAAATTTATAATCTCTGTATTCATTCGGAGTTTCTTCAAAGTGTTGATGACACCTAAAATCCAATATGTCGCAATTATCCTCGTCAAACCGCACATTCTCATTTCTTCGGCCATAGAAGTGAGAAACTGATAATCCTTTGCCTTCGGAATAAAATGTTCCGCATTTCTCGCATCGGTATCCTCTTTTTTTCGGAGGGCTTTGCTGAAATAAGCATCCGTTGGCCTTATTTTAATTTTTCCCCAGCTCATAAAATAATCTTTTCCCGTCCAAATAAATTTCGTCTATCCTCTGCCCGCAACTCCATATTTCAAGATTATTGCCTATTTCTTTTTCTTTGACAATCACATCCCATCGTATAAGTCCAAAAAAAATAGAACTTTCTCTCCTTGTTACTTCTTTTTCTTTTCTTATATTTAATTCAATTTTGTTTAATATGCTTGCCATAATTTTTTTATTTTTCCAAACATTTTAATAATTTGTGTTTTCCATTTCCAAACTTCCGACATAAGTTTGGACGCATTTCATAAATTGAGCATTTACGGTTTTCATCCAAGAAACCGCAAGTCAAGTTTTCGTCCGTTGCGATAAAAAATCCGTTAAATTCTTTTACTTCGCATTTTCTGGCAAAAGGATATTTTTTGAAACTTTGAGCTAAAGGGACGGCGCCACAGCACTCGGCTTTGCAGATTGGGATATTACAGTTCATAAATTTAATTCTCTAGCCATTCGTCTATATCTTTCGTTGTTGTTTCTCCTTTTTCTGATTGTAAAATTTCAGGCATTGATTTGGCGATACTATCCCAACCTTCAAGTTTTTTCATATCGGCAAATTTTGCTTTCTGTTGGTTTTGGTATTTCCAATTAAGATATTGTTTTATTTTATTTTCGTGTTCAATGTAATCGGAATGTCTCGCAAAAATTATTCTCCAATTCGGCAAATCAGACATTGTTTTCATTTCGGGTTTTATTTTTTCCAAACTTTCAATTATTTTTTTATCCTGTAAATAAGCGTATGCCCCACCAACCAACAAATACTTTATTTTTTTATCGGGGTCAAATGGGTCTTTCCCCCAGATCCGGTATTTTTCCAGCTCGGCGGAAAAGTTGATAATATCTTGTTCGTTGTATTCTCTTTTTTTCCAAACTGGAAACTCCGGCATTTTTATTCTTGACATAAGTTTGCAAGTTTCGTTTCTACAGTAACAAATGTGTCGTTCTTTGAACCACCGTGTGCGACCGCCAAAATCTCTACGATTTTGAACCCACGTTCTTTTCCAAAGCCATTTGTGTTCCAACCAAAGGAGATGGCATATCCTCCGGCTTCAATTTTCTCGCACATAGCCGTCTTTATCCCCTCGTAAAACTTCATTGAGGTATTCTCTTTCGTAACCTTTTGCCCAAGATTGGTATAGTGTTCTTTAACTTGTGTGAATGAATAGGGCGGGTCAAACAAAACCCCCTTATATCGGCCGCTCAAACCCTCACAAAACGCAATCGCCTCAATATGAGATTTTGCTTTTCTTTCGGAATTGTGGTCATTTGTAAACTCGGCTGGGCTGTTATCTCCGGCAAATGGGTCTACCCAACCTTTGCCGTCCCCCACATATTTATCCAATATCGCTTTTATCGGGTGGATAGTGAATGTTAAATGACTCGGCATAGCCCACACACGAGAGAATACTATATCCAATTCCTCATATTTTCCTTTATAGAGTTGTGCGATTTTTTTGTTCATATTATTTTTTAATTTTTAAACTTAATAAATTTTCCGTGATATATTTTCCAACACTTTCCAACACCCATTTAAAATCAGCGTTCTTGCTCAACCATTCCATTGTCTTCCAAATTTTTTCATCTTCAAAAGGCGATAAGTCTTTGGCCGCCCGTAAACTTCGGCGTATTTCAATTTCGGTTTGTTTTTTGTTTGTGAAGTTAAATTTCTTGAATTTCCAATAAAGGGCGATTATGGATAAATCTCTTCTGGGTTGATTTTCTAAGTCTTCTAAGTATTTCTTAAAATCCCATTCTGCGGTTTCCGCAATCTGTTCTGTTCTACTCTCCTCTGGCTTAGCATCGGCTAAGCATTGGCTAAAGGTCGCTATTGCGACATCTTCTTTATTAACCTTACCTAACCTAACCTTACCTAACCTAACCTGTGGCAACCGTTGGTTGTCATTTGGTTGCCATTTGGTTGCCATTAACGGTTTACCATTTTCTGTATTATCGGTATACGCCTTATTTCCCTTGATAAATAAAGTTTTTTTCTCCTCCATAAATCTTGTTTCTTTGTATCTATCAAGGCGTATCATATTATGAATTAACCAATGTTTGATAACGACAACACCATTATCAAAGTGCAATAAAAACCGCTTTGCAAGTAATATTTTTAAATCATCCTGTGAAGCTCCTATCATCTTCATAATAATTCTTGGTTGGATAAAACCGTCATCATCGGCTCTTATAGATAATTGATAATATAAATCCCTTGCTGATACAGGCATATCAATAAACTCCTCACTGCATATAATATCTGGACTAAACATTCGTCGTTGGCTCATATATTTCAAACAAAAAGCGACAACACTTGAAGCTCCCCGATGAAAGGGAAAAAAGTGTTGTCGCTTTTTACTAAAAATTCTATTAAATTTTTCATCGCATCTTGCTTCATCTTATTATTTATTTTACTCCTCTTTATTTTACTGTCAATTTGCCCTTTCGTTTTTAAGTTTAAAGGATAAAAATAGTTAGCCTTTTATTTGTTTTTTTGCGTTCTAACTATTTTTATCCTTTTGTCTTATTTCCTGTCCGGCGCGTCTATTTTAAGCGAAGCTCTGAGTTTATGTCCAAAGCCGGCCACGTGCAACAAATCTCTAATGGCTTTAGCGGTATTCCCGCCCTTGCCGATTATTTTTCCGTTGTCTTCCGGATCGACCTTAGCGGTAAATAGCACCCCCATATCATCAGAAGTCGCCGTAACTTGAACTTTCTCAGGGTGAGCAACCAACCCGCAGATTAACACTTCCAACCAAGATTTCACTGAATCCATTTTGTGTGTAAAAAACATTAATAAGTGCGACCTTTATTGTTCTAGACTTTTTTGAAAAAGTCTCCAGTTTTTTTGTTCCATTTAAAGCCTTCCCAGAAAGCTAAAAATGCCCTATAATCCGAATCTATCTGTTCTTTGTCCTCATCAAGATACACAGCCTCGAACGGCAAATATTCCATATTGGGCGCGCCCTTCTCATCCATATCGGAACGGAATTCATCCTCATCCCTTTTTTCAATGCGGATTGCCCATCGGCCATGAATTTTATTGCCGGTCATTTCTTCGTAAGATTTGGCATAGGCCGCCGTTTGCAATAAAACGTCGTTGTAGAGGCCTGTGCCTGTTTTGTAGTCAATAAGGTATCTTTTGCCCTTAATCATCGCTACCGCGTCAATCTTACCGCTAAAATCATACTTCTTGGAGTAAACTATAGTCTCACTTTCTGTTATTTTGGCTTTTGAGCTGTTGAGCCAATCAAGAAAACCATTAACTCCAACAATGACATTTTTTTCTTCTGGCATTGCTGGATTAAGTCCTTTTGTATAATTTTCGCACCAATCGTGAATTTTGGTTCCAAACCCTCCGGCTTCCTTAAGTCTTTGCGTGTGGATTTTCTTGGCTTCATCAATATCGTATTTCGTTATTCCTCGTTCTTCTTTTTCCAAAATTTCGTGGAGGAACCGCGCCATTATCTTGGCTACCCAATATTTAAGCGGACCGGATTTGTCTTTAATTCCGCCAATAGTGGTAACACCGGTTATTCTTTCCCATTTTCCCCATTGGCCGTCAATTCCCTTTTTAGCGATGTAATAAATATGCTCGCCGGCTAATTTAACTTTGATTGAGCCTCCGTAAATTTCTTTTTCGTTCATAAATTATTTTTTTGCATTTAATTTCTGACAATTTCGACATAGGTTTTTCTTAAAAATCTTTTGTGAATATTCTGCCTCTGCTTTGGTAATGGGATTGGTGCACCCTTCTCCTTGGCAAAGAAATTCCTGTGGCGCGCCATTATCCAATTCATTCACTCTTTTTTCTATTGCGGTATGTAATTTCTTTTTTTCATCTTCGCTATATACTTTTCCCGCCATTATTTTCCCGTCTGAATCGATCAAATACCCAGTATCTTTACTTAAAGAAATGGCTCGCAACGCTTTCTCGTAACGACTTAAACTTTCATCTGGAACGAGTTTGTCTTTGGGTGGAGCGGCTCCGTCGGCGGCATCGGTATCTTCATCGCTCGTCATTATTCCAAAGGCATTACAGAAAGCATAACGCTTGGCAAAGGTGGAGGCGGCGGCCACTACCTGCGAATCACTCATAATGTCGGTCTTGTTGCCCAGTGGCACCTCCATCGGACTTTCTTCGGAATGACCCAATTTGTGCTTGACCGAGCAAGTTGATTTAACTCCGGTAATCTTGCTTTTTTCGTCTTTGATCATTTCGGTTTTGACAATATAACTAAACCCATATTTTTGGATGATGGTCTTGGTTTGTTCAACTATAGATTCAATGGGAGCGTAAGAATACGCTTTTTTCCCCATTTTTGTTCTTACTTCTTTTGTTTTTTTAATTGTTGGCATTTCCCCTTGAAGTAAAACCATGTCATTGTCAAACGCTTCCTTGGCCGCTTCCGCTTTGAGCTGGTTTCTCATTGCCAGTAATCGCTCCATGGTTTCCACTGATACCCCTCTGTCTATGGCTTGGGCAATCAACGCTTCCGGACCAATCAAAGAATGGGTGTTTGATTGATTGGTTACTCCCGGCGTTGCCACGATGGCAACGCTTGTTTTTTTGTTTGTCATTGCAGTAATGAATTGATGATTTTATTGAATAAAAAAAACGCGTAAAGGTTCACTCCCATCGACACGAGCAGGAGTCCCCATAATACGCGCGATAATTTTTGGTAATCCATATTTGGTAATTATTTTTTTGTAATTTTTTTTCGACTTTTATTTAATGTTTAAATTATAAGTCAATTAAATTTGTTTGCAAATAACCCTGTGGATAACTTTTTTCAAACAAAAAACCGGCCAATAAAATTGCCGGTTTTTTGGGTTTATAATTTATAAAACAGGCTTGTCTGTTTTCACCCTTAAACCAACCGTAGTCATTCCCAATGTTATCAACCCTAATGATTCAGAACTTCCCATTAAACCACTCATCATTCCCACTCCGCCGAGTAAAATTTGAAGCAATCCGAACCAAATTGTCCACGACTTGAAAATATTTTTTTTATCCATTGTTCAAAATTAAGTTTATAATTTGCTTATAGAGCGCGACTATTTTCTCTAAAAGACTAATTTTCTTTTGTTCCAATATTTCTTCCTCTTTGATTATATACCGGAAAAAAGCAACAGGAAAGGTAAAATATCTTTTTTTCCAAATATCAAGATCTAAATGTTCGTCCCACTTGCTGTTAAGGCTGTTATTGGACATAATTTTATTGTTGTCCGATATTATGCCTACATGTCCGATACCTCGTCCATAACCCGTAGGAGAAATGATAACATCGCCTTTTTCCGGCTCTGCAAACTGCCTAAATCGTTTGTCCATTATCAATGACTGATACATTTTAGTTGTGGACAATCCTCCTCCGGCTTCTTGTCCGATAGCCAAACGGACAATCTCATTCACCGCTTCGGCGCAACCATACTCGTCTTCTTTTTTTGACATGTCTTGTCCTATATATTTTTTTCCTGTTTGATATATCTTATTCATTTTTTCTGCATCTCAAAGAATTTTTGAGCCGTGTTTTTACTGATAATGTTGTGTTTTTGCGCGAAAATAAATATTTCGTTGAAACCTTCTTTGTCCATTTGTTCTTTCATTTGTTTTAATAAGGCCATTTGTTCGTCTATTGTTTTATTGATTAAGGCATTGATATTGGCGTCGCTTTGGCCTCTTATTAGCGATATTTCAAATCTTTTTTGAAATCCTTTGACCTCAGAAACTGTTTTGATCTGACCCTTAAACACTTCTTTGGTGGCCTCTTTTATGAGTTTTGGTATGTCTTCGTTTTTCGAGTCGGCTTCTTGATACTGGTCTATGTATTTATTAATTATAGCGCGCTCTTTTAGCCTCTCGCGAGATTCTTCTTTTTGGACACCCTTAATGGTTTTTTGAAACATTTCCGTCCGGCCAAAATCGGAAATGCGGATAAACCGCCCGGCGATGTTGCTTACTATCGGATAGCTTAAAATTTTCTCGCCCAGTCCGGCTTCTTTGGGCACACCGTCATGAACACTAAATCTCACAAAAATACCACCGCCGAGCTGATTCCATTGCCATTTTAAAAATGGTTTTAAAGCATAAAGCCCTCCGGCGCGATATTCGTCATCGGTTAAAACAGATTCCCCGCGGAATGTATCATAAGGATTTTTCCCAGAAAGAAATTGATACGAACTTCCCGTTACTTCAAAAACAGGAGCAAGGCTAGGTAGTTGTCCGCCAGTATAGCTGATAATATCCGTAAAATCGCTTAAGGCAAATTGGCTCGATCTGGTGATTTTAAGCATTTTCCAAAACAAACCGCCCAGCACCCTACCCATTTCATCTTGCGGAAATCTTAGATAAACTGTTTTGCCATTGGTCCTACCCAAAGGGATAACGATGTAATTGGTTTTATCATATTCACTGGCTTCTTCCATCATCTTGCGATAATCGTCGCCCATCAATCCCATTAAAATGGCATACATTATGGCTTTGGGTAAAAAATTAAGAGCGGCTGTTTTCCACCAATAACCGCTTCTAGTTTGGGGGTCAATCGCTGTTTCAATGTCAGATCTTATGCCTTGCAAAATGGCGTTGGAAAAAAGAAACAATTCATTGGTGACTGGCTTTAAATGCCCGCCAGCCAAAAAGTCTGGCGAACCGATTTTGCGGCGCAGAAAACTTTTTTGTTCTTTGGTTAATTTTCCCCCGTCGCGCAATTCATAATACCCAGCCACCTTTGGCAGTGTTTCAATCAAATCGCCCGTATTTTTAATAAAATTCAAAATTGAACTTATAGCCGGAATATGTCTTTTTTCTTTTAGACCAATATCAAAAGTAGACATTAAATGCTGAATCTGAGTATCCTCCACCTGCTCGCCTAAAATAAAATCACTAAATTTGATAGAGAACACTTGATCATATTCCAAGTTTTGGATTATTTTTTGCGCTTCCAAATCTGAAGCGGTTGGATTTTGGGGTAAGCCGAAAGCTCTGATTTTGGCTACTCGCGCCGCCTGTCCATAACGCTTTATTGCCCGAAAGAAAGATAGTTTGGGAGTGTTTTTCCAAAATCTTAAAAAATCTCTTATGGCATTAAAAGACTGAAAACCCATGTTGAAAGTAATAAAAGCAGGTCTGAACCACGCACGATTGGACAATTTAATTGCTCCTAAAACAGCGCTGTTTTGTCCGATAGTATTATAACTAACGGATTTTTGAATATAATCATCAACATAATATCCTTTAGCTTTCCCCTTTTCCATAACAATCAGCATTTCTTCATACTGATGTCTTGATGGAACAGCTCTCATTCCTTTGCCGTCATAAACCACCTTGGCGTCTTTGATTTCATTGGAAAAGTTTTTTTTCAAAAGTTCCACGATAGACCGGTTAACCTTGTTGCGTTCGATAGCCTTGATTGTTTCCACCATCTTAAGCAAAGAAGCGCTGGCCGGATTGGTAATGTCTTTAAGTGTTCCCACTTGATGATGAACCTTTGAACTCATCCCGTTTTCTAAATGCTCGATAACTTGAAATGTCACATATTTAGGATTTTCTTGCATGCGCTCATATAATTCCGGCGTGTATAAACCGGCATTGTAGGCTTCCGTGGCCACCTCTTTTAGTCTTTTTCTAAATTCATCCATTTTTTGCAACACAAACGGCCAGTTTTCGCCCATTTGCTTTTTAAGGTCGTTATATGACTCAAGGACGGCTTCCGGAGTCAAACCGCGAGGGTTGGCCAATTCCGTTCTATCCCCAGCCAAAATACGCTCATAAAACAAAACCTCGCCGAAATCGTTCCAAGAAATGTCTTTTTGGGCCAACTCATCGTAAATAGTTTGAAATTTTGTTTCCAGTATGGCTTTAATTTTCCCGCCGAGATAATTTTTTTCTTCAAGAAAAAAAACAGGGTTTTCATCGTCGTTGATATGCACTCCTCGCTTTTTAAGTTGAGCAACCTTATCTCGGACGGCCTGACTTTTTTCCAATAATTCAAATTTTAATTTAAAAAGCAGATTGCTTTCCCTTTTTTTCTTTTCATCATTTTTTAATCTTTGCAGTTCGGCCGCCTTATAATCCCCCTCATCAAACATTTTCTTAACGCCAGTCCGTCTTAATTCAATCAAGGTTTGGCGCGTGCCGTTTAAAACGGCCTGCAATTCAAAATAACTACTCTTCACTTCCGGCTTTTCATCTAAAAATTGGAAAAATGTTTCATAAAAAGTTGGAGCCATTCTCTCTAGTGTTCCGGGAGAATTAAGCAATAAAGACAAAGCATCGGCATATAATTCTTTGGAACTTTTGCGATAGGCAAGATAACTCGGACTGGCCACTTCCGGCATTGGCCGCCAATAATGACTTACTGTCGTCAATTCTTTTCTTATTTGGCTGTTTGTGATTTTTAAGTCGCCATATTTTTCTTTCATAAATTTGCGCAAAGTCAAAAGCCGGTTCAGCAAGTGGCCTCTTTTTAAGGTTTGACTCGGTAAATAATCAATCAAATGGCCTATTTCGTGGGCAAAAACCTTAGCTAGTTGACTGGAATTTTCTCTTTTAAATAAATCCGGATGAAGTTTAATTTTTCCTTTTTGAATAGAATAGAATCTGCCCAATGCCCGTCTGAATTTTTTCAACGACGGCGTTTGTCCCGTCAAGTCTTTGGCTAATTGCACCAATTCCGGGAACTCCACAGGCTTGATTTTGTCCATACCGCCAAATTCAATCGGCGTGTTTTCCGCGAAAGCTCCAATGGAAGCCCCCACAGCGCCGCTTCCAATTGATTCGTCTTGCCTGTTTTGTTCTATTTCTCTTGTATAAAAATCCTTATTTTCGTTGGCAATTTCAGAAACATGCAAGTCATAATCATTTTGTTTGACAATTATTTCAACCCTCTTGTTTTCAGCTTCTTTCCTTTTGTTTTCAAAATCAGTGTCAATTTTTTCCACCATTTCTTCTTGTTTTTTTATTTCAGTTTCTTTTTCTTTGATTCTATTATTCAATTCCACCACATCAATTCCCTTAAGTTTTTCTTCGGCTTTTATAAGTTTCTTTTTTAGTTTTGGTAATTGTTTTTTGGCTTGTTCATACCAATACCCTTCCTTTCCCTCTTTCAAGTCTTTTTCGACGGACTCAATTTCGCTTTTTGTTTCTTCCACTCCCTTATTCACCCTAGTCATAAAAGACAACTCCGCTTTCATTGTTTCAAGTCGCCCTTGTTCAGTGGCTTTGACAATTTTCCTTTCAGCGTCAACTCTCATAACCGGATCTGTTATCAAGTCCAGTTTCAATTCTTCAAAATTTATATCACCGACTTCAATTTCATTGCCGGTGTAACTCCAGACATTTTTGATTCGTTTTTCTTTTGTTTCCAGTTTTTGAAACAAAAACTGATCAACACTGTTTTCAATCAAAGGATAATGCACTCGGACATTTTTCCAAACATTGCCCTGTCGCCACAATCGTCCTTCCACTTGCAAAATGTCAGTGGGATTCCACGGCAAGAATAGATGATATAATTCCGTAGTATTTTCGTGCAAGTCCATTCCCTCTTTCATTGTTTCGCTTCCTATCAATATTTTTAGCGAATGTTTGGGGTCATTAAACTGATTTTGAATATTGTATTTGGCGTCCGCGCTCATTCCTCCTTTAATCTCTCCTATTTCGTTCGTTTTATATCCAAGCTCTTTAATAAGATACTCTTTCAATAAAAAATAAAATTCAACTCCGCGCGGCATATAAATAATCTGATTACTCTTGGGATTATCTTTTTTGATTTGCTTAATGGCCTCCATAGTAAACCTTATTTTGGGGCTGTCCTCCACAAATTCTTTATAAGTCGGTTTTTTTTGATTATAGCGAGAAAGATAAGGGCTTAGAGTTATGTTTTGCTGTTCAGTTATTGAAACTATCGCCCCGCCGGCATCTTTGTCATCATATAAACCCTGCGCTAAATCCAAATAATCCAACTGCGTGGCGGTGGGCGACAAAATAATCGTTCTTTTTATTTTAGATGGTCTTTTTATTCCAGCTTCTTCTCCTGTCCGGAAATCTATATATTCGCTTATAAGTTTCTGCATTTGTTGCAAATTATGGAAGCTTTCAATGACATCTTCCACTTGCACCGTTCTGTCGGCCTTTACTTGCGGCTTCGGCTCTAGTTTCATAAACATTGTCATAAAATCATTGACGTTTTTAATGCCCAGTTGTTCCAATTTTCTTTTGGCAAAAAGACTTAAAATGGAATAAATTTCCAGCGGACTTCGAGAAAATGGCGTGGCGGACAATCCAAAAACATTGCGGTTGTTGTTTTTCTTTAAAACGTATTGAGCCATTATATAAGCTTTAATACCCCGAATTGAACTGGAACCCCGGACGCTTTTAAATTCATTGTTTCTTTCTTGGACTTTAGCTCCGGAAAAAATGTTTTTAAAATTATGAACCTCGTCTATTGTAATGTGATCAAATCCCAAATCTTCAAAAAACCTATCGCCTCTTGTTTCTCGCGCGGCCCGGCCGATAGCTTCGGCAATTTTTTCTTCTTCTTTGGCTTCGCCCCTTTTTGTTGTATTGACTCCGGTCATTACATCTTTTAGGTCAAGAAGTAATTCTTGGTAAGTTTCTTCGGTAAAACCCAACTTGGTCAAACCGTCATAAGTCACAATAGACAAACTTCCATCTTCAATTTCCAAGGAGGCCAGATCGCCTTTGAATTTTCCACCCAGATTAGCTAAAGAATTTATTTTTACTCCGGGGATCAAATCTTTAATTTCCTTAATCCACTTTTGATAAACCCCGTTGGGGACAATTAAAAGTGGCTTTTTTGCCCAACCTCTTTTTAAAACTTCATTGATGGCCAAAATTGAAGTCAAGGTTTTTCCAACACCGACATCGTAAGCCAACAAGCCTAATCCTTTATTGGTTAAAAATCCGGCGCCCTCGATCTGAATCGGTTTAACATTAAGTTTTTTCCCTTTAAAAGTGGAATTTATAGGAGCGAGAAGCGGGACTTTTGTGTAGTCCGGCCGGATGTAATTATTGAAACTTCTATTGAATTTATCTTCAAATTCCGTTTTCTCCGCTTCATTTAATTCTTCATTTAAAAACTTCTTCATCAGTTTGTCGCCTATTTTTCTGCGGCGCCGGCGAATTTCCATGTTCATTATTTTGTCGCTTCCAGTCACGCTTGATCCATTTATATATCCAGTAATTTCCCAACTACTTGAAGATTCAAAAGCGTCATAATGCAAATCTTTGATGTATTCTTTGAATTTATCAATTAAGGTTTCTCCGTCTTTAAAATTCATTTCCCGCGCAAAATCAGAAGTCGGCAAGACGATTATATTTTCAATGGTTTGAGGTTTGGGCAATATTTCTTCCAATCCTCTTTTTTGTTTTTGATATTGTTCATTGGAAATTTTGTTTTTTTCTCTCTCTAATTGGTCCATCTTTTCATAAATATTTCCTTGAAAATAATTAAAATTATTAAACCACTTTCCGCCATAAAGATTTTTTTCTTCGGCGGATGCTAGTTCTATTCCTTTTTCCGTTAATTCGCCAGTGGCTGTTGTTTCTTTCCATAAAACAATATCTTTCGCCGTTAAGCCTGAATTAAAAGATATTGTTTTATCTTTTTTATCAGAAACAATAACAACCTTGCTATTTGCTTCTTTTTTTGTTTTTTCGTCCACATTAGCCATTCCCTCTCCGAGTTCAACGTTTCCATCTTCCACATTAAGAGGAACCTTTTGCTCGTCTTCTTCAATGAATTTATCGCCAATGGGTTCGTCAACAATTATGTCTTTTTTGTCTTCAGGCAATTCTTTTTCAAAATCTTGGGCTTCCGGTAATTGTCCTTCCACGTATTTTTCTATACCAAATCGCCCCCTGCGCTCTTTTTCCACGCCTAAAATTTTTTCTTTGTGTTGTTCAAAATAAGAATCATTGGACAAAAACGCCAAACGAACACTTATGTCAAAATCATTTTTAGCCAAAGATTTTTTAAAAACAAGAATATCTGTGCCTATATCGGTATAAGCAAAGGTGCTGTTTGGTAAACGCCTAGCGTCTATCAAATCTCCAATTTTCGCTATTTCTTTTTTACCAGACAATGTTTGAAATCCGCGCAAAATACTGGAGGGTAAAACAAAAGCCACTATTCCGCCCTCCTTGGTCACATCCAAAGCCCGCTTGATAAAATATGTTTCATATTTGGAAATTCCCGGCTCTTCGCCCAAGCCTTTATATTTTCCCCGATGCTCGCCGTAAGGAGGGTTGCCTATGGTTATATCATAAACGGGGGTGATTGTTTTCTTCCCGCCCCTGTCCGTTACAAAAAGAGTTTCAAATGGAGCATTTTCAATTCCGGCTTCAGGATAAAGAACGCTGGCTATTTTGGCGCTTATCGGATTGATTTCAAAAGCTTCTATGCTGGCTGTTTTGGGAGTAAATTCCAAAAAACTGCCTATACCGACGCTAGGTTCTAAAATATTTATATTTTCTTTGTTTACATTCGTATATTCTTTTACCAAATCCCAAACCAATTTTACGGCGACTTTGGGTGTATAGTATTCATCTAAAAGCCCTCTGCCTTCCGCACCCTGCCTTTCTAGTCCGCCAGCTCCGGTGTATTGCCTTAAAAGCTCTTTTTCTTCATCAGAAAAAGTATCTTTGCTTTTTATCAAATCTTCTATTTCTTGATTGCTTACCCTTGTTGCAGGTCGCTCTCCAATGACTGACACGCGCTCGCTATGTCGCCTTGGTGCCACTTCTCCGCCACGCTCTTTACTTGGTCTTCCAGGGTCTGCGGATTTCTCTTGAACCATCTCAGCAACATTGGGTAGTCCTCCTTTGGCAATATCACGCCCATTATTTTGAGTTCCTTTTCCATATATTTTTATTTTACCAGTCTTTGGCTTTTCTATCAAGATATCCTTTTCCAATCTGATAGGCATCAAAAGACCGACAATTTTCCCGTTTTCAGAAAACCTTATCGGCTCTTGTGGAGAAACGACGGTTATCTTTGCGCCCGGCAAGTTTTTAACCATGTGAGCCAAATAATCCGGGTTTAAAGCAAGCTGTTTGTCGCCTATATTAAATACAAACATTTCCACGGGATCAGAAGTTATTCCCACTAAAACAATTTCTTCGCCAATTACTTCTGGAATTATTTTTTCATAATCGGGAAACTTGCCTTTATAATCCTCGCGCGCTTGAGTTATTTTCTCGTTTATTTGTTTTTCCGCTTGAGCATAAGGAATGTCAAATTTAGTTATTTTTTCAATTTCCCTCTTTTTTGTTTTTTCCAAAATGTCATTAAGGATTTTATCAGCCGGTTCTTTTTTTATAATCATTTGGAAAGTGTCGGTAAAAATATGCTTATTTAAACCATCATACAAAAACTCTCCTTTCATCTCAAATTGATTTTTAGCAAAAGCGGGTGTCGCAAAAAGCTTTATCGCTTTTGCCAAATCATTTATAAAATACGGTTGTTTTGTTTCTTTAATGACATTAAGACGTTGTTTTCTTGTAAGTTTATCAAAGGTTTTTCCATAAAGTTCGGTTGATTTTTTTTCTACATTTATTTCTTCTTTGGCAACCTCTTCCGGTTTTTCCGCCTCAATTTCAATTTCAAATTTTTCTTCTTTGGTTTCCTTTTCTTTTTTTTCTGCGGCTAATTGTTGTTCAGTTTTTGGCAACCCAAGCTTTTTTCTTTGTTTTTCTCTTTTTGGCCGTTCAATTTCTTCTTGTTTTGCAAGCGCATTTCCTAATTTCAGAGCGGCTTCCTCTGGCGACAAATTTTTCATTTCTTCTTTATTTATAAAAGAGCTTAGATAGCCAGTTTCAGAAATGGCGTTAACTCCTTCTGTTTTAAATTCAAAATGATTTACACCCGGGAAACTGTCCGGTTCAAACACAACGCTTATTTTTTCTCCATTATCAAGAATGATTTCAAATGCTTTTTCTCCTTTTTTGAGCTTCTTTTCCTCTACAATCCCTTTTTTTGCCACTTCTTTTGCGATTTCCGGAGCTTTTTCTTCCTTTTCGGGTGTTACTACCTCCTTTGGTTTTTCAACCTCTTTTTCGGCGCTTTCTTGCCATTTTTTTATAAATTCATCCTCCATTTTGCCAAGCTGAGAATTAAACTCATCAAGCTTTATTTGTAGGGGCGGTTTTTCCTTGGCGCCCACTTCTTTTATTTGTTTTTGAATATCCGCCGCTTTATTATAAATTTCTTCATATTTGGGAGCATAATTTTCTGTCCAGTCCTCACTGGCCATATCTTGAATTTTTTCCGGTATCTCTTTTATAATTTCTTCCGATTCTATGGCTTTAATCTCTGGCAACTCTTTCTCTCGCGGTTTTTCTTCAATCAATTCTTTTTTTTCGGGAACAATGGCTTTTTTCTCCTCAATTTCTTTTTCGGCCATTTTTTGAAGTTCAAGAGCTTTAATGGGTTTTTCTTCTTCCTTTATTATATCTCCACCCTCAGTCATTTTTACGATATTTGGTTTTCTTATTTCCGCCGCGCCGAAGGGAATGGAGCCAACAAAACCGGCAACAAATTCTTCCAACATGTCTTTGGTGAAAACTTCCGTATTCTCATCCATCCATTTGGTAATGACTTTTTCAGAAAAACTTTGCGCCAATTCTTCACTTCCTTCTGTTAAGGCGGTTTTTAATGTTGTAATACTTAATCGGGGCAATTCTTTGGCCAAATATTCTTTAAAGCTTTTTACGGCAATCATTTTGGCATTTTGAGAAAAAACCCGCTGGCCTATTTTAACCGGCGAAATACCAAAACTATTTTCTATAGCGGAAGCTATCACACCATAAATATCCGAGGCCACCGCCGCTTTGTCGGGGGCAATACCATTATCAAGCATTGATTTATAGGCATTGCCTTTTTCTAGGGCATAAACAGAGGCATAACCGCCAATGCCCGCTCCAGCAGGACCGCCTAAAATACCGCCAGCCACGCTCATGCCAATAGTGGAAACAATAAAAGGTATTGTTTCCCCGATAATTCGGCCGTAAAAACTAGGATGTTTATAACCACCGCCAAAAAAAGTTTCTATTTCCTTTGGTCGGAAAAGTTCCGGGTGTTTTAATAAGTTAATTGTGGCCTTGTCGCCAAACTCCGAGCCCCACTTAATCATTCTTTGTGATCCTGCTTGTTGGCCAGTGGCTTCGGCCATATATCCAATAGCTGGAATAACAGTAGCGCGATAGCCATATTTTATTCCTTCCGCTATTTGGCCGACAACAGATTCCGGCTCTTTATATTCTTTGGGAATTTGAGGGTCTTCTTTGATTTCTTTTTGGTAGCGTTTTTCAAAATCTTTCTGCCGATAATAAGAAAGACGGGCATCTTCTTGGCTCATCATATCTTCCGCCATTGTCGATTCGCGCAAACCCAGTCTTATTTCCAAAGATTTAGGAACAACAATTCGGCCGAGTTTTTTTAAAAATGTATCTTTAAAGGGCTCTTTTTCCGGCGCGGTTATTAATTCAAAAACTCTTTCTTCTTTTTTTACTTCCGTCGGAGGAATAGTTTTTTTTTCTTCCACAGGTAAATATCTCTCAAAAAGATTATCTTGAGAAATCGGTTTTTCTTCCAAGTATTTATCAAAAACATTAGCCATTTTTTAAAAAGTTATTGTTGCGTTGCCAGTGTTTTTTTCCACATAATATTCACTTTCCTTGCTTTTGTCGATATATTGGCCAAAATTTGAATCAAAGTCTTTAGCCGTTCCGCCCTCTTGGACCCATGCGGCTCTTAATGTATTCCAATTTACTGATGAAATTTTGCCGCTCTTGTCTTTTCTTCCGCTTATTACTTCAGCCATTTGTTTTTGCAAGGCTGTCTTTTTTTCTCCTTCCGTTATTGGTTTTGGTTTCGGACTTACTCCCGGAAAAGTAATCACTTGCGATGTTCCGTCTTTATAATACACTATTTCTCCTGTTTCATCGGGTGTCGCCCTGTGGAATAATATCTCCTTTCCGACGCTAACTTTTTTAAGAGCGGAAACAAAACCGGCCGGAAGCCCTGAACGAAGTTCCATGTTTCTAATGTCCATTTGGGTTGTTTTGGGTAATAAATCATAATTCACTTGCCCGCTTTTAATGAGGTCATACATAATATCCACATTGGCCCGAGCGTTGTCTTTGGCTCTTTCTTGCTCCGTCTTTTGGTCTTCTTCTATTCCTCTCATTAAGTTGGACATAGTAATGGCGTTATTGAATTTTTGCTGATAGGACTTATTGGCATTTTCATAATCTTGACCGGTGAATTTCATAAAAGTTTCTAGCGCGCCGTATTTCATATTAAGCTGATTAGCGACATTTGTTCTTTGAGTTTGCAATTCTCCTCTTTTTTTTGTGTATTCTATTCCTAACGCGCTTTGTCTTTTTCTTATCTGCCCCATAGAAACTAGCCGCCCACCCTCCTCTGCTTCTACGGCGTGGTAATCAGCTTCCAGTTTGGCTATTTGCGCGTCTGCTTCGTTTAATTGAGTTTCCAAAGTGTCTAAACCCAAAGAAGCCCGTTTAGCGCTTAGTTGCTCACTTAAAGAAGGAATGGTTGGTTTATCTTTTTCGGTTTCAATGAGTTTGGAAATCAAAGCGGAAGAATCTTTGACATCAATTTTTGTTCCCGAAAGAGTTTCCGCTTCTTGTTGTCCGGCGGTGTTTATTTGCTCATCCATTTTTGCCACTTCTTGTTGCATATTTACAGCCGGAGTTTGATCTGAAACCGGAGTTTTTGTCGGCGCTATCAATATTTTGCCGGAAGCATCTGTTACGCCTTCGGTGGCAATTCTATTTTGTAAGTCCGATAATGTTTTAGACGCTGTGTCTAAAATTGTTTGCTTGTCGGGTGTTGGAAACGGTGTCGGAGTTGGAGGGGTAACACCAGCTACTTTTAATTGTTCGGGAGTATAAGCTCCGCCCTTATTCGCTTCCGCCGAAGCCGATAAAGATTTTATTTGTTCGGGAGTAGCGCCGGCTCTTGCCAAATTTTCCGCCAAAGAAGGAGATTTAGCAACAACTCCCGCCAAATTGGAAGTTATATCCACTCCGTGCGGATTAAAAGGTGAAATAGTTTGAGTTAAAATCTCTCCTGTTTTGGGAGCAACGCTTTTAAAAATATCGGGGGTGCCTTGCTGATAATTTACACCCAGCCATTGCAATCCTTCTTGATTATCGGGAGCAGTTTGAAGAGCTTGCCCTTGATATTGAGAAGACGGCAAAGTATAAATAGTTTTTCCTTGTCTTAGGTGAACGCTTCTTTTTGTCCAATCCGAATAATAAGGAACGCCCTCGTCGGGTATCCAAGCTGAAAGATTTTGGGAAGGAATTTTGTAAGTGGCCATATATTATATTATAACTTATTTTTTAAATTTTTCTTGGTTTAATCAATAATGCATCTATCACTCCGTTGCTATCATTGGCGGTATAAGCTTCCAGAGCTATCGCTATTGCCATATCCCCAGCGGCCGCTTTCATTCCTATTCCGGCAGAAGTGAATGAGCCAATAAAATCTCCAATGGCTATATCGGTTGTGCCATCAACTTTTAGCGCAGTTGTTTTGCCGAGAGTCTGAAACCGGCCGTAAGAATTATTGGTGATAGTTTCCACCGCCATAGCGAAAATCAAATCATCTCCTTGTATCGTTGTGGTTGTAACTTCATCGCCCGCCGCTACTGCCTTAAAGGTGACTAAATCTCCCGCCGCCAATGATCCGCCGGATGTATTTTTAAATCTAAAATGTTCTTTGGTTTCTAGCGCGTTAAGTCCGACATTGCCCAGACTTATCGTTCCAACACCGGAATCATTTAATCCGCCAGAAGTGTTTCCCGTAAAAATACAACTGGAAATAATGTTATCATTACAAGAAGAGGCGGCGATATTTATTCCATATCCGCCGTTATTTTTAAACACTCCTTTACCTATATGACAATTGTCCATTGTGGCTGTAAACTTAACTCCATCTGAACCATTTTTTTTAAAAATAAAACTATCCACATCAATATTGTCATTACCCGACACAAACTCTATTCCCTGTCCGGCATTTTCGGTAAAATTACCGGATATTTTTATGTCTTCACAATTGGTCATACTTAATCCGTCGCCCGCCGAGTTTAATATGAAAAAATCATTCAAAGCCATACTGGAACAATTAGTCATTGTTACTCCGTTCCCCGTCAAGGAATCTAGCACTCCACAAGCGTCAAATATCGTAAAATGGCAGTTATTAAAATCAGCCCCGCTGTAATTGGCCACTAAATCAATTTCGTGGAAAGAAGATTGTGAACAATCATCAAAATCTAAACCAGATACGCTGGCTTGTATATTAATGTCTCTTAAAAATATTTCGCTTCCATATTGAGCTTTTACCGCCGCTGTTCCAGAAGCTGTAATTGTAAAATTTATTAACTGCACTTCATTGATAGTTGTGGCCGCAACATAAGTTACTCCCGATACATTAATATCGGCATAAGGAATAGCGATAGTTAATTCAGTGTCGGAAACAACCGCTGATATGGGATACCAGATGCCTTTAATCATTATATTTTGTCCTGCTGAAACATTGGCCAGCCAAGAAGTTGTTGTTCCGGTTACCGTAACCCCGCCATTGGTTATCGCTATTGTTCCTGTTGAATAAGCTCCCGATCCGACAATTTTAATTTGTTTGGCATTATTGCCAAAACTTATAATAGAACTTCCGGCATTTTCTCCTTGCAGATAAATGTTGGAATACAAAGTCAAGTCGGTGATTAAAGAATGAGTGCCTACTTTTAGAAAAACAGTCCCTCCGCCAAGTTTATTGACCTTATCAATGGCCTTTTGAATATCTTGACCGGGAAAAACATTGGTTACTTTATTACCCAAAGCAATATCGCGCCTTCTTATTGTTTCTCCTGTTGATTGAATTGATCGCCTTAAAGAAAAATAAGAAAGCTTTGTTTTACTAAAATCTATTGGTTTTGTTTCTATGATAGGCATTTTATTCTTCAAAATTAGCTCCTAATGGAATTTCTAAGGTAGGCGCATTGTTGCTGGAAACTGTAAAGGCTACCTTTATCTGCAAACTGCCGATATTTGGCACACTGACGGCTTCAACATAAATCTTATTTAAAATACTATCAGTAGTGGAAGTCATTTCAATATATGCGACTCCATTGATTGAATATGAAAAAGTGATAGCGCAACTGGCAGGCAAAGAATTGTATAAACAATAAACTTCGGACAATGTTTTAAGCGCATCTCGTTTGTCTTGGAACAACATCCTTGTTTCAAAATAAGCAGAAGCATATTTTGCGGTATAATCTATCTTATCCACTCCATAATTGTTTCCGTCTTTCCACGCCACAAATAAATCAAAATCTTGCACCAAGACGGCTCCAATCTCTATATTAGCGGTTAAATTCTGGGATATCACCCATGATAAGTCCATAACCTTTGGATAATCGCGCGAATAAGAGCCGAAAGAATATATTCCCTGCGGGGCCGGATTGCCGGTAGAATTGCCCGATTCTGAACTATTGGAAAAACCAAATACCGGCACACCTTTAAAGTTTCCGACCGAATCGGGATAAACTTCTCCATATTTGACATTAGAATAATCGCCGGGAATACGCTTAAACGGCTCTAATTTTTCTCCATTGTAAAAATATATGTTTCCGGCCCGGCCAGCTTGAACATAAACATAATTATCATCTCTTATAAAAGCATTAATTCCGGTTTCGTTTATCGGATCGGATGTATTCCAAGAAGAAGAAATCGTATCCCACCGGATAACTTCCGCGCGCGAAACAGTCGTCGCCACAATTGTGCCAAGCAAAATATCAAGTTCGTAATCTATTATGCATTTTATTCTGTGAGGAGTTTTAATGTCCAAAACATTGTCATTAAAAGTGCCAGCTTCGTTTACTTCCGCCACATAATATCCATCGCCGATAAACAATCTATTGTCTTGTTGAGCCATAGGATGAAATTCCGAATCGGTTATTGAAAATGTCGCCCAATTAAGACTGACCGCGCCGGCCGCCCAAGAATCATCAGCTCCGGCAATTGTTACTCGGTGAAGACGGCTTTGCGTCGCCCAATAAATATATCCGTTATATTCGGCCGCCCCCAAACATCCGGCGTTCCCGGCGCCGGGAACTGTTGTATAAGCCAATGTCCATGTTCCTGCCGATGATCTTGCCCATATTTTCCCGCTGGTATAGCTGAACCAAAAACTGTATCCGTTGGAAGCGGAAACTTTTAATCTGCAAAACTCTGTTACTGTTGAACCCGAATCTTTTGACAATTTTTGGTGAACCTTTAATAGTCCGGGCGTGCTGTGAATATCAAGTCCGATACTGGCATATACGCTCCCGACTATGCCAGACCATTTACTATCAGAAAGCCCGCGAATTGTATCTAGTAAAATTGCCATTTATTTTTGATTAAATCTAACCCCGCCAAATCCATTATTTTGTTTCAATCCTTTTTCTATAATTTCTTTTTCTTCCTGCGTAAAGCAGATTTTCTCTCCTTGATATTCTATAATGTAATCGCAATTTGCTTTTTCAGATGCGACAAAACCACCCGAAATTATTGCGCCGGTTGTTATTGCTGTGGCTATTATTTTTTTAATATCTTTTTTCATTATCATCTATTTATTATCCACACTACTGTTGAAATAATCGCCGAAATAATCAATGCCGAAACAACAGAGGTTATAATCGTCCAATATCTATCTCTCACAAACCTCCCATTTTCTTTTATAAGTTTCAATCCTTCGGA